GCCCTGACATTTCCCCGGCTTGCGCCGGAGAAATGACAGGGATTTCGTTTTCCGTTTATCGCTTTCGCGGGCCATTCGTGCCCCGCTTATTCATTTTCGCCGGACGCAGCCAAGCGAGCGCCGAAGGACGCGTACGAGACCGTAAGCCCGTTGTACACGTAGCAAAAGGCCACGCCGTCGAAAGCCCCGTAGATAGCGGTCCCACCGAAGTAAACGACACGCGCACCGGAGTTGAGATCGCAGTAATAGTAATCTCCGAAGTAGGTGCTGTCTCCACCGCCGACCGTGAGAATCAGGAAAGAATCCGGGTCGAACGTCTTGATGTAGCCGTTCGCTTTCGGCCAACCGTGACTGACCCATGCGACGCTGTTTCCGGTGTACCCCTGCGACGGGAACTTTTCGCCGTACTGCCCCGCGCCCATGTCGGAATCACAGTTGGAGTAGAGGGTGATGTCGTTTGTCACTCTGTAACCGGAGCTGCTGTAATCCTCGACATAGGCCGTGACGGGCTTGCTCCTGTCGGTCGTCTTGGTGTTGTCGCTGTACGTCGCCGCGTTGATTGCTGGATTGGCAGATGCCGTGTAAATCACGGTATCGTCGTGTTTCCACGCGTACGCCGTGGTCCCATTGTTGCCGGAGGGGTAGCGGTTGTAGACGACGCCGTCGCTGGTGATGGTGTCCAGTGTCGGATCCCCGGCATATTTCTGGCACCCGTCCGCGAACTCCCACTGCGCCGCCCACGGGTCTTCAAGACCTCTCCAGTTGAACGAGACAACGCGGCTTCCATTCGTATTCCAAATGGTACTGCCATTCTTCATGGTGAGCAAATCGAGGTCAAGCCCCGTGAGTTCCGTTTCGTCTGCGGTGATTTCTCCGTTCTGCGTTCCGAAGTGAGCCGAGCGGCCAGTCTTGCGGAGAGAGGCATAGTCCCATGCGGAGCAATTCGCAAAACCAAAGGAAATGGCGGCTTGCGAGTTGAAATTCCCGCCGTCAATGGCGACCATGAGCGTCAGCCACTCGCGGTAGAGGAGATTCGTCAGATTGCCGTGGTTGTTGCCGGCCGCCGTGCGGAACGTTGCGCGGGTCATTGCGCCAGCCGGACGATAGCCCATGATGGAGCGAAGACGGTCGCCCGTCGCAAAGGAAACCGGGGTACTTTCCGCGGACTGCGTTTTCGGGGTGCCGTCCGAGGACGTCAGGACGCCCTTGAACATGCCGACGTACTGAACCTGTGCAGTTGCGCCACCTGCCCCGGTAAAGAACCACGGATGCGGCGCGGAATCGACGAACGGCTCATTGGAGATGAGCCACACTTCGTGCTTGTGACTGCTGCCGTCGGTGTAGGTGTCGCGCCGCCAGTAGGTAATCGGAATGCGAAGCATGAAGTCCACAAGGACCGTCGAGCCGTTTTCCGTCCACTTGCCGATTTTCTCGTCTGCGGTCAGAGCGGTGCCGTTTGCGCGCTTTGTGCAGTCGGAGATGTCGAGGAAGCACTTGTTGACGCCATGCTCCAGATCGCGCAGGACGGGCTGGAAGGAGTGCGCCGGGGTTTGCTGGAAGTTGTCGACGGCGTGATACCGCAGAGCGGCACTTGCGCCCTCGTAGTCGTAGGCGTGATTGAGGACCACCTTTGTCGCGCTCGTCGACGTCGCCGACATATCCTTGTCGATGCCGTACACAAACGCGCTTTCCTGCGAGCGGTTGTGCAGAGCAACGCCGCCCTCGGTCGAGCCGTCGCCATAGTACATGGCTTTCTCGTCTTTGTCGTACAAGAGCTCCCCGGCGAGCGGGATTCCCGCCTTGCGAGCTGCGGATGTTGCTTTCGGAACAGAAAATTTTGCCATTGTTTCACCTCGTATTTGGTATTTTGTTGGTTTAGGAAGCTGACCATGCGCCAAAATGAATGGCGTCTACGTTTTCGTCGGTCCAGTCACCGCAGAAAAAACCGCCCTGCACGACCTCGCCGCCCTCTTCGATGATGCCGACGGCCGTCTCCAAGTCATCCACGCGGGATTCCAGCTCGGAGTTCGAGACGGGCGTGCCGCCGACGGTCGTCCCGTCGCCCACATACAGATTCCCGTCCGTGCTGTCGTAAATCAGGGCGCCAGCCGCGGGAGTGGTCGCCGTGCGTTCTGCTGTCGTCATCACCTTGACGCCAGCGCCGCCGACATTCCCGTCAATCACATAGACTTTCTGCCCGGTAACGGCGTCAAGCACAAAAGTCTTTTCGCCGTCCTGCGAGAGCTGAAACGCCAGTCTCCCGGTAATCGAGGAGTAGACGTTTGTGTTTTCTTCGCTCATGTTCGTGTCCTTTCGGTTGGTGTTCTATAATACGGATAGTGCGTACTCGGTTGTTCGCACTTTCATTTCTCGTAGTGTTTCTTCGCGTACATATCGTCCCGGACCTCTTTCCGCGCCCGCTGGAAGATTTTTTTGATGAGGTCGATGTCTTTCTCGGTCGGCTTCTTTTCGTTCAACAGACCATGCTTGAAAGCGTTGTTGATTTGTTTCAAGGCCAGCTGTCCGGATTTCTGCGCGAACTCGTCCCAATACTTCCCCGTCGTGTACAGCTTCTTCCCGTCGCGCTGGAAATAGTACGCAGGGACGTCGGGATAGTATTCTGCGCCGGGATGCGTCATGTTGTACTTCCACATGAGCTTTTCGGCACGGTTCATGTTGTCATCCGGGGAGACGGACTTGATAGGCACGAGCCGCATCATCTGCCAGAGCGGGCCGGAATCCGCGAGGGAATCTTTCTTGACCGGACGCCCGAAATAGTCGTACTTCGGGGAAGCCTTGACAAAACCCGCCGCGTTCATCGTGACATAGAACTGGTCCTCAAACCAATTCTTCCCACGTTCGCGGGCCCGGTTGTCGCGTACATTGTCGTCGAACATGTTTATGGTGTGCCGCACCACGTTCGGAGACCACGACGCAAAGAAGTCCGTCATTTCTTTCTTGAGAGAACGATCCGGGTCTTCGACAAACTTTTGAATCTTTCCAAGACCTTCAAGGAACGACTTATCTGATACCATGCGTACCGTTTTCCCCAGCAGACGGCTCATGATTTTCTGTCCGTCCTCGCCTCGTTTTGCTTCCCTATACGCCTGAATCCCGTCTGCGATAAACGCAAGGCCGGTAGCAAGCGGCTCAATGCGCTGGTAGCTGTAGTAGTTCTTCCCGATGCGGATGGAGTAAGGCGGGAGCTTGTTTTCTTTGAACTTCTGCTCCGCGCTTCCGTACCTGGGGCTGGACCCGGTAATAAGCGGCTTGTCGTCGTCATCACCTCCGGACAATGCCATAACCACGCCCCACGCAAGGAGCTGTTCAGCCGCGAGAGAAACATACTCGCTGTCGAACTCCCGCTTTCCGCGCAACCCCTGAACCGTCTGCCACGCGAGATTGACCGCGCCGAGCGGAGACTTGCGGATACCCTGTTTGAGGATGTTGTGCGGCGTCTTGATGAACGGGAGGACGAATTTCATAATGGTGCCGGACACGCCGCCCGCTTCGCGCAGCTGGATAAGGTAGTTCACGACGCTTCCCGGCTTGTTCTGCTCTTGGAACGTCAGTTCCAGCGACCGCATCCGTCCCCATTCATTTGCCTTTGACTTCTCGTTTTTCAGCTGGTCCGCAATAAAGGATTGGAGGACTTCGCCGGAATATCCGTACCGGACGCCCTGCCGATATGCAAATGCGGCCGCCTCAATCGGGACGACAACAGCCTTTGCGAACTCGTCAGCCGCCCGGAGAAGACGTCCGGGAACACGGATTGCACGTCCAAGCTTGCCGCCGATTGCCGTGTGCGCCATTTCCAGCTTTGACTGTGTGTTCATCGTCTCGACGTCGAACATGAACTGTGCGCGTCTCCATGCGTCTTTCCAGTCGATGGCCCGCGTCATTTCCTTGAACTCGCCGAACGTTGCCGCGTCTTTGCGTTTCAGGAAAGCGTTGATTGTCGCCTCGGCCAGCCGTTTCACGCCCAGCTCATAGACGGCGTTCGTCACGTTGCCAATGGTGTTTGCAACGTGCGTTGTCGGGCTGGAAAGAATGGCGTTAATCCAGTATTCATACGCCTTGTCCGTCCAGTCGGCCCGTGCTGAAATGAGTTTGCGGAGGACCTTATCAAGCTCCCGCGGATTGTTCACGATGTCATCCGGGAGATTGTCGATGTCGATTCCCAGCTCCTTTTGGATGTCGTCACGCAGACGGTTTGCCTTTTCCTTCCCGAATTTCGCAATCAGGGAATTGACATGCGCCTGAATGGAGAGGATGTCCGACCAGTCGAGAACGCCCAGACGACGGGCGGCCAATGTGCGGCCGGCCTCGGTGCCGGACTTGATATAGGCGTCCGCGATTTTTGCGCGCTCGTCTTCCGGGAGCTTCTTGAACTCGTCACTGTTCAGGACGATTTGAAGCGCCCGCTGTGCCGCGTCAGACG